ATGACGGAGGGGGTGCAGTTTTAGCGACACCCCCCCTATATCATCCACAGTCAAGAGTCATAACCGTTTTTGTTTAGTAAATTATCTAGAAAAATCTCTTTTTCATAAGAATAACTTCCTTTCGTCAATTAAATAGTAAATTGCCTACGTTTAGGCATTAGTATCTTGTCTTGTGACTTTCTTGTAGATGTTTCTGAAATCGTATTTGATGATTTCATCAATTGCTCTTTCAACTTCTAAATCATTTTCTTCTTCTGATAATTGATCTGAAGTTCTAGCAATTCTTCCTAAATAAGCACAAGAATTGTAACCTTTTTCTACATCGAACAAGAACCAAGAAGTGAACTGTTCGAACGGGTCGTAAGGGTTATCGAACGTTGTTAACATACATTTTCGCATACAGATCACTCCTTTCCGTTCAAGTAGTTTAATACGGTAGTTGTTGAAACTCCAAGAGCATTAGCAATTTCGGCAGTACTGTAACCAGAAGCGTTCATAGAAGAAATTTTGTTAATTTTAGCTGTGCTCAATGAGGTCGTATTTCTTGGCGTAGCACGTTGTCTAAGATCATCTATGTCTGTGTGATTTAGGATCTGCATAAGTTTGTTCTCACTTATGGCTCCTGCCTGGATGGCTTCCCATTCACGATCAGTAATCTTTATGGGCTCCCTCTTGGCTCCGACAGCAGCACGTGCCCTAGTTAACTCTTGTTGATTGAGTTTCTTTATTTCGCCGGGCGTCATGTCGGGGTTAGCCTGTTTTTTAGCATTGACAGCGGCATTAGCTATTACTTGAGCCTGCCGCTCGCGAGGAGCGTTCTTAAGGGCCACGTTAAGCTTAGCCGATAGGGAGTCCACTTCCTCTTGATAGGTCTTCTTGGCGGAGGACGAGTACTCGATCTTGCCGGTATACACCATTTCCTTGCGTGCTTGATTAGCTAGAGCTTTCATACGGTTGGCGTATTCAGCGTAAGCTCTTTCTTCCGGGGTATTAGCGTCGGACACTAGAGTGAATGCATCATCCGTTTCAGCCATCTTGGTAGATTTTTGGGTTCTGGTTTTTACTTTTCCTGTTTTGTCAACGTATGTTTCCGCTGGTTTGTAAATATAAGCACTTTCTGGTAAGGTCGGATCATACCAATCTTTATCTGCCTTATTGGCAACTCTATTGTATAACAGGGCTCCTTCAGGACGAGTTGGATCATACCAAGGTTTGTCTTTTGTATTAATTTTTGGACTGCCTGTTACTTTTTGTATCTGTTCTTGTGACTTGGCCCTGGAAATCAGAGTAGCTGCTCCTTCGCGATAACGACCGTCTTCGCCAATGGAGCCTTGATACCTTTTTTTTAGATAAGCAATATCGTTATCGATTTCGCTTTGTTTATAGTCAAGCTTGTGTTTTTCTGCGTCAATAACAACCATGCTATGACGAACAGCTTTTGCTAATTCATCTTGAGTGGCTCCTTTTAGAGTCATATCCGTAATAAGGTTACTAATGATACCCATTTCAGTTTGGGTGTTTTTCATTACTTTAAAAGTTCCTTCTTTTTTACCACCATACTCTAGTTTTGGGTCAAAACCCTCAAGACCTTTCAGAGGAGGCGTGGATGTGATTTTAATTTTACCCCCAGTAGGGATGACCATTACGGTATCACCGTCAAAGTCTGCTCCAGACAATCGTTCAGCTACTTTACTATTAATACCAATAGCATCTGCTGGGGTGTTACCTAGAAGTTTTCGAGCATCGGCTTGTTTATTATTAACGGTTAGGATTGGAATTTCAAATGTACCACCATGAGGATAACGTACAAGAGCAACCTGTTCTCCGTTTTTATAATTAGGAGCATAAACTTCGTTGTCTTTCATAGAGGTGATAGGAATTATTACCTGATATTTTTGTCTTGGTAAAGCGGCAGCTTGTAAATGTATAGCGGCGGCATCACAGTCATCTGAAAACGATTTTAATAATGCCTTTTTAACTGTTGGATTTGTTAGCGACATGATCTCATCAAATTCGGCTTGCTTATCAGCCGATGCTAAATTAAGTTGTTTTTTAATCAGGGTTATACTCTGTTTGGAAAGAAACTGAGAGGAAAGGTTATCACTCCATTCATTCCAGTCCCCTTCTTCGGCTCTCTTATTAATAAGTGATAGTTGACGTTTTCCATCCTTATCGATGTAATAACTCTGACCTCCTGCTTTAATTAGAGAACCGAAAGGGTTGTCGGGGTCATTTGTGACGTTCTTTAATACATCGCCTTTAGGGGTTCCTAGTTTTTTATTAGTATTAAAAACGACGTCATATCCATCTGGTATATTGTCAGAATATACAGCCATTCCTTTCATGTACTTATTGTCGTCTACCAGAATACGAACTTGTGCGTAACGGGATTCTCCTAAAGAAAGATCATCTACTCCTCTTCGAATCTCGATTAAACCGTCTTTATCTATCCCGCCTTCTTCCGCATAACGGATTTTAATACGATTAGAATCCATACTTTTTGGATAGACAAAGGTGTCGAAAGTATCACCACCATCATGAGAGACGTATTCTCTAAGAGAATGAACGTTCCCAAAATCATAAATATCTTTATGTTCAGTTCCGGGAGGGCATAGAACTTTGATGTTGGTTTGTTTTCCGGGGTTTGTGACTTGAGGAACTCCTCCTCCATAAACCTCGTAACCTTCCATCTCCAAAATATAAAGAGCCTGTTTCATTTTTTCTTTAGATATTCCTAATTCACGTTCGACACCAACACCAACGTCAATCATGCCTTTTTCATCAACTTGTTTCTTAAGAAATTCAGCAGTTTTTCTAGCCTGATTCATGCGGGCTTCGGAATCTTCGTTAAGAAGGGAGCGTATAGAGGAATCATTTTTATATCCCATCTTTTCCGCAATCTCATTAAGAGAATACCCCTTCTCTCTTAAACCTTTAGCTGTGGCAACTTCAAGAGATCTTCTTTCATCTTTTGCTAAGCCAACTTGTGTTCTAAGTTGACTAGTTGTTAGTCCCATGTAATCGGCTATTTCTTTCTCGCTCATGCCGGTTTTCTTTAATTCGTTCACTCGACTAAGAAAGTCTCCGCTACGCTGATACGGGTTTTTACCTGAACCCCAGGGATAACGCCCAGAACGTCTCGGCATCCCGTAGTGTTTTAAAATATCTTCCGCAATGGGATTCATGCTTTAACCCTCCTCTGCTTTAATTTTTGTTATCAATTTATCGAAAGTTATAATCTTATCAATGATGGGAACAAGGTCTTCTGCTGTGGGTTTATGATGTAAGATTTCGTCTAACTGATATATCCTTAGTTCAATGTCAATATCCGATGGTTTAACTTTGTACTCCAAACAAAATAGAGCAGCATAAATTTCAAGCTGTTCCATTCGTGCAGGGGTAACGCCTGATTTATAATCGTGAATCCTTAACATGTTATTTCGAAAGCAAATTGCATCGGCTGTTCCAAAACAGTTCTCGGAATAGTATAAAGGTTGTTCAACTGTCATTCTAAAACCGATTGCATCATTCACGTACATGTTTAAGGTTTTTCTTGACCTCGGTAATTTTTGTCCAAGTCTAATGCATTGGGCTGCAAAGTCGTGTAACACCGTACCTCTTTGAGCAGCCGTAAATTTAGAATACGATTCAATTAGTTTGGCTTCATCGTAATTAATCCAATGATATTTACTAGCACCAAGAAATGCATGTTGCCCTTCAAGGTTTAAATGTTTGTTGAAGTTCATACAATACCTCCTCTTTATTCTCCGGACATATAAATCTTGAGAATGACATCTCATTCATACGCTCGACATAATATTCTTGATTCGGTTGTTTCTTAGCACCCGCTACTTTTTTACATTCCAAAGTGGCCCACCTGTTTTTGAACAAAACTAGTAGGTCGGGAATTCCTTGAATATAACCTGAGTCAAGTTTCATTACCATACATCCGGGGAACATCGTTTTTAATTCTCGGATGAGATTCGCTTGAAAGTCTCTTTCTAATTTAGAACTACCGGACATAAGCGGGCCTCCTTTCTTATTTTTTAAACAAACGAAAAAGAGAAAGTAAACGCCGGTCGCGTTTTATCCTTCTCTCTTCATAAAAGGGTATGTTTTTTTCGCGAAGCTTAAAATTTCTATAAATTGTAGAACGTGTACTCTCTACAGGGGTAGCCGTTGTCCGTTAACCATTCTGCAACTATTTGTCTATGGCAGAAGTCTGACGGTTTCTCAAAACAGACTAAACATGGTTCTGGTTTGTAATATATTCTTTTGATATTATCAACCAACATTAATAAATCGTTAACCACTTCCCTTGGATCCAGCGACGCCAATATCTCTTCCTTAAATCTCTCGGTAAAAAGATCGGCATCCTCATCCCGTTTATAGTCCATGAGTAATTTATAGCCTGGTGCTAGTTTCTTATACTCCAACCCATGATAAAACTTCGGTGGTTTAGCACAAATAGAAATCGGTACTATACAGCTTGGTAGTTTGTTTAGCCTTGCAAAATAACTCGTATACATTTCTATTCCTCCTTTACTTCTTATTTTTATACATCATACATTTTATAGAGCCGTAAGTTTGAGCTCTTTTATAATCATCCGACCATCTACAAATATCGTTATATACACACTTAGAACACTTATCTCCAAACAATATCCATCTTACCTTACGTCTTATCCATTCGAACATAAAATACCTCCTTTTTATCAAAAGCCCACTTGCCCGCTTATTTTGGCCAAGTCTATATATATACTTAATCTTTTTATCGCATTTAATAGAGAATAAAAGTGGGTAAGTGGGCTTTAAACCCGCAAACCCGCATGAACACTGGGTTTCAGCGTGCCCACTTTCATTTTAAAAGTGGGCAGAAAGTGGGCTTTTGGCCACTTATTTGGGCAAAAAACCAAAAATTCGTCCGAACAATCTTCAAAAATCTACCCAATTTTTCGAAAAACTTAAAAAGCCCACTTTGCAAAAATTAAAAGTGGGCAGAATTTATATCAATTTTTAAAGGTTTACGGACGAAATTTGCAAAAAAGAAAGAGCCCTTGTTAGGACTCAATCTTTTTTTATTTTATATGATGTCTAATTCACGCCAACTTGTTAATCTAAGTTTTTTATTAGTACCAATTGCTCTGAATACTGAATCATCGACAGGTCGCACTAATATGGAATCATTTTCAATATAACGAACTTCGCATATTATGCCCTTATCTAGACCCCTTTTTATAACACAACGGTCCCCCACTTTTAAATTTTCAAATTGTTGTTTGTTCATAACACCACTCCTTTCATAATAGGAGATGTAAAAGAAGCGTGAAAATAAAAACAAAAAAGAAGAGGGAATAAATCCCTCATTTTGATATCCATATGACCGATGTTAAGTCATCTAATATATCAATTTGATAAGTATTCCCTCTATCTTCTAAAAATTTGGTTGCTATTTCTTTTGTTGCAAAGGGTACATCTATCCCGTCTTTAAAAACTGCTCCATAGCTTTCTAAAATTGCACGGTCTGCTGAATCATCATATCCAAGGTTTTTTATTATCTTTGGCAAGGTATTACTTTTTATTTTCTTACCAAGTAATACCCCTGCTGTTCCGACAACAATAACACCCCCGATAGTTAATACAACAACCTCGTGCTTCTTATAAAACTTTTTCAATTTTTCAAACATGATTTTATTCTCCTTTCAAAATATAGTTTCCATAATAGAGGGTGTTTTCTCCGCGGACCAATCACATAAAAATAGCCCACATCTCATTCTCATCCCTTTAAGACAAGCAACAAAACATGGGCTATAAATATGCGATTTACTAATTAGCTGTTATTTCGAAGATACCTAATCAGTATCCAGATGAGCCATAGTCCACCGGTTAACAGAACTAGAATAAAATCTAGAAGTATACCAAACGTACTACGCTTTTTAGTTCCTCTACTCATATTTTTTCTCCTTTCAAAAATATAGTTTTCATAATATATGTGATTTAATAATTAACCATTATTCCTTAGATACCGAATCAGTATCCAAACTAGCCGTAATACTCCAGTACAAAATATCAAGATCGAGAAGCATGTCCCAAGTGCTACGTCTTTTCTTCATATTTGTTCCTCCTTTCAAAATATATAAATACTATATCGGTTAACGATAAACTTTTCCAGTCACTTCGTCAACCAAAACTATACGACCTTTAATTCGAAAACCATAGGTCTCACAAATCTCAAAAATCGTATGTAGAAGTTCATGAAACTTCTCGTCCTCTCGGTCAACGTTTTTAATAGCCTGATAAGCGGTTGGGTCGGGACACCCTGAAGCGTTTAACTTCAAATCTCTGTCATTCACTTTGTTTTACCTCCTTGTTTATAAATTTGTAAATCTCACTAACACCTACAAACCTCTCGTCAATATTTTTAATCCTATTTCTAACAACAAGGGTAGGGGCTTGCGTTATTTTGAGACTCGCTACAAGTTCTGGTTTGTCTTCTGCTAAAATCTTTACGAAAGTGATTCCTGCGTTATTTAAAATCTTTTCAGCTTGAACACAATTAGGGCAAGTTTTCGTGCCAAATAAAGTGATATCGTTGCGACAAGAAGCATCCATATCTATACGAGAAGTCGTATATACTTGTCTATCTTTAAACTCCTGCACCTTTCCGTCATTCCAATTCTGTACAGGGCGATAGTAGCCGGTGATGCGACTATAAACCTCAGTCTTTTCTCCGCAATCCGGACAATTATTAACTTCACCGTTTATATATCCATGATTTTTACAGATGGAGTAAGTCGGGGATAGAGTGTAATATGGCAACTTATAATTTTCTGCAATCTTACGAACAAGAGTAGCAGCTGACCTCCAATCTGGAAGTTTCTCGCCGAGGAATGCGTGAAATACAGTACCAGAGGTATACAGGGTTTGAAGTTCGTCCTGAATATCAAG